TCTTCTCCGGTGATCAATCTTATAATTTTTACTTTATCATCCATTTTTCAATTTTATTTTATATATCTTAAAAGGAAATTTCTCATCTGAATAAATTTTTGATCTTTCCACAAAATGTTTCAGTGTGAAATTCATATGATTTTTATGACGCAAATCATCAGCAATGTCATAAAGAGTCGCTTGATTTTTGCCTTCACCCTTTCTCAATCCTCTTCCGATTGATTGTAAGTTTCTAACTCTACTTTTCGATGGAGATGCGAATATAATATTATGCAGATTGCGAATATTAATTCCAGTAGAAAAAGTGCCAAAAGAAGCGACAACAATAGCATCATTTTCTATCTCCATAATTCTTCTAATCTCTTCTCTATCTGCGGTGTCTGTTCCACCGTGAACAAAAAATACTTTCCTATTACCAATTTTCTCAGTATTCTTTATCATATTATACAGTATTTTACCATGTTTATCAACCATTTGGTACAAAATAAGTGTATTTTGTTTTAGACTTACCGCAAGATTTTTTATGAATTTGTTTCTTTCTTCATTGAGAATCAAGTATTCTATTTCTTCCTGATAAGATTTTTTGGACATACTCTCACATATTGTGTCACTGTGTTTTAGAACCAAACATTTAATATTGAAATCTGCAAGTTGTCCTTTATCGATAAGTTCTTTTGTTGTGGTAACTTTTTCAATAGGTCCAAAAAGGCCTTCGAGTACCAATTTGTGTGTCTTGGTTCCGTCCAATGTTCCCGTCAAACCAATTCTATATTTGGTATTAACACAAGATGTTAGAATGTGGACCAGAGATGTTGCCTTGAAAAGATGTGCTTCGTCACCAATGACATAATCAAATTGGTGAAAATATTCTTCTGGCATTTTAAAAATGGATTGCCATGTTGAGATAGTCAAAGATTTGTCAGCATTTTTTGACATTCCTTGATAAATCCTGTGTACATGATCTTGTACATTGAAATCTGTTTCTGATGCATAGTCAGCAAAATCCGAATATAATTGTTCAACAAGTGATGTTGTGGGAACAACAATGAGACCTTTTAGATTTTGATAATCAAGGAATTGTCTGAACAAGAGATATATGATGAGTGATTTACCTGACGCAGTAGGAGACAACAGTAGTGTTCTTCTATTTTGTAATGCAGTAATAAATGCTTTTACTTGATGTTCTCTTATACCAATTGGTTTACCCAAAGAGTGCAAGTTTAGACTTTCTGCAAACTTTTCGCAATGATATGTACTGAATTCATCTTGAATATCCGGACGTGTTGAATCATATTCGTAAATATAATCACGTTCCTCGCAAAACAATTCAATGTATTTCAATAATCCCAGATAAATTAAATTTGACTGTAGATTCAAAAGACGTATTTTTCCGTCCCATATTTTATTACGAAATGCCGGAGTAAATTGATGACCGGGAACAAAGAATGTAAAATACTCTGATAGTTCTCTCAGAATATATTTTTCTGCAAGTATTTTGGCATAAACTTCGTTATGTTTCGATATCGTTATATCACACGCCATTGATGAATTTTTCCCAATTGATATAGTCTCTAAGCTGATAAGTTCTGCTTTTTAGCTCAGAAAGGATTGCTTCAACGACAGAAATAATTTCGTCGTGTACAATCTTTTTTCTGAGAAGTGCAATTAAGTCATCATCACTTTCAAGATATAAATTGATGTCTGATTTTAATACAAATGGAAATGGTTCCCAACCAAATTCGTCCAATTCCTCTTTTGATAATTTACCCGTGTAATATTCCCATTTGGACTTTTTCAATTTTAAATAATCAAAGTGTGCTTTTCTCGAAGAAAGTTTACTTCTAGTCAACGCATTCAGATATTTACTGTGTAAAATTGGGATACGAAGTAATTCGCGAGACGGTTCAGTTGAATCTATGACCGCATCTTTTTCCCAATTTTCTAAAACTTTTTCTAAAGAATCCATAATAATACCAATAACAAAAAAATTATATATTAAGAGTCTAGGAAGTCAAAATATTTAACAGAGAAAGATGCATCCGCAGTAATGATATGGTCTGAGGATAAAGTTGTGTCGAATTGAATGTCTGAAAGTGCCATGGGAAATAATCCCACAAGTTGTACTCTCAGAATAGGATTGTTGAGATTCGAAAGAACTGTTAATACGGCATCTGAGTACTGTGGAAACGAGGTTGACTTGAACTCGTTCTGCAATCTAGTTAAATAATTTCTTTCTTCTGTGCCGTGTGGTGATGCGATAGACAGTAACCATTCGTGTATGTTTTTCCATGAATTTACTTTTTCATCTACCATAAATTTGATGTTGAACGTACTGTACGAGAGTTTATTGCCCGCAAGATGATAATCTAAACCAGGAGACGGCACAACTATAGCAGGTAATTGTATGCCAGGAATATTGACTTCTTGGCAAAAATAAGTTACTTCAGGAACTCTATCAAAAGTCAAAAGAAATTTGGTAGGTTGTAAAAGATTTGTATTTTCTGGGGTTCTATTTAAAACAGACATTTATAATCCTCCTATTGGAGTATTTATATGTATAAAAAAGGGGGACCGAAGTCCCCCAATACCATTCTTACGATGGTTTCACTGTAAGTTATTGATTTCCTTACATCAAATTTTTGACGCCAAATAAGCGGTAATAAACGTTAGAACGCTCATTCAGATGTCCATTACCTTGAACCAGGCCTTGTGCAAATGGGTTTGCAACCATGCCGTAACGAGTCTTGAATCCAATCTTAGGTTGGAATGTGTACTGATCAACAGCACGAACCATCTGGAGAGGAACATATGGGCAGTAGAACAGACCAGCGTCATAAGGAGAAGAACCCTTATATCCGACAGTAACAAGTTCTTGATTGTTGATATAACCACCGAAGTATGGGTCAATATAGACCTTAATACGACCGTGAAGCATACCAGCAAAGGTGTTACCAGTGTCATCTACTTGCAGGTCAGCCTGAAGAGCAGGTGTGTACTGGAGAACGCCAGCCATAGCCATTGCAGATGCAACGTCTGAAGAAACGATCATGACATTACCTTTACCACGACGAGTCTGCTTAGCAATTACGTTAGCATCACGTTCGATTTGGAAGATAAGACCCTTGAAACGTTCAACTGACCAACGACCATTTGAATCTGTGTCAAGATCGAAGTAACCAGGAGTTGTAGTACCATACTGAGCACCAGCAACAGCGCAGGTGTAGATAGTACGAATAACTTCACGGTTGATTTCAGCAAGGATTTCAGTAGACAGAATGTTAGACAATTCTGTTTCTGCATCCAGACCATGAATCGCCTTCAAGTCTTGTGCAAGTTCAAGTGAGTATTCTGCCTTCAGAGCACGTGATTGTGCAGTAACAGAAACCTTTTCAATGGTGAAAGCCATTTCTGCAAAGGTACGACCAACGTCTGAACCAAGAAGTTCAGCCTGGGCAGTAGGCATTGCAATACCAGTGGTGGTTGCCTTAGATGAAGGATCTTGGAAGCTATTAGCCTTATCAGATGCCTGTGATCCAACGAAACCGTATGGGTTTGTAGATGAATTAACACCAGAGAAAATGGTGTTTGCTTCGTTATAGAACGCTTCTGTGCCGCTACTTGCAGGATCAGTATTCTGACTGTTGTAACGAGCGCGCATTGCGAAAATCAAACCAGTAGGACCAGTCATTGGCTGAACGCCAGCAACGTCATACGCAATCAGGTTAGGAAGTGAACGGCGAACAAGAGAGATCAAGATAGGATCGAAGTTCTGTACACCACCAGCAACGTTGGTAGGACCATTGTCTGTTTCGTGTAGTTGGTGACGATCTGCTCTCATTGCAGCCTGTTGATTTTCCAATACAAGAGTAGTTACTGCTCTCTTGTAAGGATCCTTAATGGCTTCAAGTTCTGGATGTTCCAGAACAGGCTGCCATTTCTTTTGTAGTTCTTCAGTTAAATACATTTGTTTAACTCCTTGTTGTACTTAAAATTGTTATTTATTTATTTACAGTTTGTGAGATAGCTTTTGTGTAGTATGCCATTTCTGGATCTACATAACCACCTTTTCTATCTTCTTCGATAAGTTGTACTTCATCATCTAGAGCAGAACTATCGGCAGATTTTACAGTAGAACCAATATAAGATTCTTTAATTGTTTCTAATTTTTCTGCAAATTCTTCCTCGGAGGTAAAATCGATACTTTCTGCAAGTCCCTTGATTTTTTCCACCTGTGTCTGCGTCAGGCCTTCACATGCTGCGTAAATAGCCTCAAATTTCATATGTTCGTCGATGATTGATGAAAGTTCGACAGATTCTTTGATCTGTTCATTCAGCGCACCTTCCAATTCTTCAATCTTGGAAGTTAATTCTTCGACGATATCGACCTTGTCTTCTGGAATGTCAATGTAATGTTCGATGAACAGATTACGGAGACCGTCAATGAAATCTTCTACGATTTCTGCACGAAGACCTTTGGTGATAGCAATTTCGTTTTCTTTAACCCATTCCTTGACCATATAATCAAGATATGAATCAACTTTATTGGACATCTCTTCGGTGACTTCTTCCAATGCATCATTGAATTGATCTTCAAGTTCAGCAATTGCTTCTACAACAACATCTTCAGCAATAGAAGTTGCCTTGGCAGAAACCGCAGCTTCAAAAATCATTGATGCTTTGTTCTTGAAATCTTCTGAAAGATTTTCACCAGATAACATAGCTTCAATATCTTCATGATAAGATTGGAAGGTTGCACCTGGGTTAGCTTGCATGGTCTGTGGTGCCAACTTAGATGCTACGCGGTCACGAATGTTCGCATATTGATTTGCATCTTGTTGTGCAGTTGCACGAAGATCTGCACGACCTTGTGTTTCTTGTGGTTGATTCTTTGGTGATGTGTAACCAACACCATCTTTTTCAGAACCAACTGGAGGAGTTGCACCTGGAGGAGTTGCTTGTGGAGTTCCTTTCAGGTAATTAGGTAATTCGTCATCTTCTTTTTCCGGAGAATGACCAATAACGCCTGCGTCTTTTTGTCCGTAAGCGACAGATGTGTTTAATTTTGTTTCACCGACACCGCCTTCTTGGCCAGACTTCTTAGCTGCAATATTTGCATTTAAGATTTCCTTAGCGGCTTCGGATAGATTAAGTTTTCCCATTTTTGAAAATCTCCTTGATTTTTTTTATATTGGATATTTATACTTAAAGTGATTTTAGGAAGTTTTCGAAGATCTTTAGACTTACTGCTTCGATATCGTTTTTAGAAGCTGAAATGATCTGCTTCTTCGCCGTATCGTAATGCATTTCTGTCCATACACCATCAACTAACATCCAATCTTTTCCTTCCATAATTCCTTGTACGAAAGCACCAGGAGCAGAAGGGTCTGCTACAATATCCGCCGCTGTGGCCAGATAGAAATCATCTTGAACAATGTTAATTCCATTGACATTTTTGAGTGAACCCATACCTCTAGAAGATACTCCTAATTGAGCACCACCTTCAATAAGATTTCTCGCAATGTTACCCATAGGGGTTTCAAGAATTTTAGCTTTGCCTATCCAATCAGTTCCTTCTTGACGTAGGGACACGATAAGGTGTGATACTCTATCTAGATTGATTGATGGAGAATCTGGATGACCCAATTCTCCAAAGGCACGATTTTTATTTATATATTCTTCGGAGTAACGGTGAACCTCTTTACGCATGGTTTCTTCTTTGTACATACGACCGTTACGATTTGTTCGTTCCGAAACCAGAAAAGGACCTTCAATGAAAAGTGAACGTTTTCCGTCCGACTCTTCAATGAGATAATTGACCGATTCGGTTATTTCTTTAATGAGTTTCATTAAGGAGTTACTCCATATGGAGGATAATTGAATGCCGCAGGATCAGTAAACTGACCTGAACTGAAATATGTTCCGTTTTTATGCAATTCAATAATTAATGTGTATGCTGCATTTCCTGTGGTTCCAACCGTTGTAATTGTTACATTTCCTGTTGGATTAGTAGCATTATTCCAAATTGCCGGCAGGTTATCATTTGGATTTGTATCGCCAGCTCCAACTCCAAGCGCAACGATTGTTTTGTTTGTGTCACCTTGCCATTTCATTTGTAAATGGCCAATCTCCTGGTCGACATTGTAAACAATTCTCTTAATGGTAAATGCATTTGCACCAAATCCCGCAGGTAGTGTATTTCCTGTTTGATATAATGCACCATTAGCATTTAAGCAACCACTTAATGTTCTTGGATCAATGATGACCGTTTCAACTTCATTTCCACCGGCAGAATCAAAAATTCCAACGCGCTTGATGACGGTTCTTTTTGTTGTGTCAATTAATATTTGTTGACTGTTTGATGTTGCCATTGTTTAATACCTTTTATTCGTCTTCGGAAAATTCGTCAGATTCCTCGTCATCTTCGTCAAAACCATCCTCTTCATCGCCATCGACATCTTCTTTAGTCAGACAAGTTTTCTTGATCATCTTTTTGATCATTGCTTTGTCTTCCTTTTCGTCATCGTGATCTTCTTCTTTTTCCATATCACAACCAGCGCCTTCTCTTGCCAGTAATCCACCAGCAAGTTCTAATTTCATTGTTTCAATATGTGACATTACACGATCATGAATTTCTGCGTAAAGAATTTCTCTAGCCGCACTACCGTCGTCCTGAAAAGTGTAATCCACAAAAGATTTAATATTAGACATTTTTATCTCCAAATAAGATTATTTATAGTATTTTCTTTATTTTACTAAATGTTCCTTCGTCTTCCAACTGAACATCTGGATAATTTATTTTGTTTGGAAGTTCTTGTTTATTGCTTCCTTTTGATGAACCTTTTGGGTTGTCTTTTTTAGAATCTTGTTTTGGTTGTGCAGTAGATTGCTGAGGTGTCATTTTTGTCTGCAACGACATCTGTTTTTTCATCATATCATATTGCTGATCATTCTGAATGTCGCCAATCATCTGCTGTTGTGCAACAGTATTTGTAACTTCTGTGGGAATCCCAAGACCCTCTTTCTTCTCTTTTTCAATTTCTTTCTGCATCAACTTGATTTCGTCGTCTGACATACGCAATACGCTGCGTTGAATCCAGGCTTGAGAATAATATCTGCCCGTATATGAATCGACTTGTTCTAAAAGACCCAATCTTTCTTTCATTAATTCAGCTTCTTTCAATTCCGTGAAATTGTTGTCTTGAATGAAATCATAGTGAATTTGTTCTTTAAATAACTCCCATTCTTCTGAAGTACATATACCCTTCAGTACACACTGGGCCCTAAGTGCTTGATCAAATAAATCAGAAAATCTATTGCGAAGTCTCGCTACAAATTTTGAAAACTTTAATTCGTCTCTGGTGACTTCAGCGACTCTTCCAATAGTAAAACCTGATGTTTCTGGATTTAATCTACCAACAGGAACATTGAGTGCCTTATATAATTTCTTTTCAAAATACTTTACGTCTTCCAGTTCACCTAGATTTTGTCCACCAGGTAAGGTGGAGATCTCTGTACCCTTACCACCCTCTCTTCTTGGTAACCAGAAGTCTTCCATCATGGAAAGAAACTTCCTGTCGTCACGAACTTCACCAGTGTTTGCATCATATACAAGTTTGTTCTTGTATTTGACCATGATATCACGCATATATTGTTCTGCCTTCTGTTTAGGAAGATTACCAACATCGATGTAAAAAATTCTACGTTCAGGTGCGCGAGAGATACGGTAGATAACCGTTGCATCTTCAATCATACGCAACTGATTTAATGGCTTAATTGCTTTATGTAAATAAGAAAGTACCACAGCGCGTCTTGAATCCATAAGACCTGATACGACAGATATAATAGAATCTGTAGTAATACGGACACCTAGAGGACCATAGTTGGACGAAGATCCCGAAACAACCTTATCATTATAGATGTAATATTCGTTAACAACATCCATAATTTCAGCGCCGGTTTTTTCATCTTTTCTTTTTTTGATTTCCCTAACCTTTCTTAATTTTCTAGGATCAATATATCGAAGTTCTTTGACCCCCGCCATTGGATTTTCTCTGTCGATAATAATATGATAGTTCATTCTACCATCAATATAATATCTACGGAAAATATCATGGGACATGTTGTTGAAATTCAACATTCGGAGAATAGTTTGAAACTCTTCTCGAATTGAGTTTTTAATTCTGTCTGGTTGTTTTAAATTGTCCAGAACAATATTGATGGTGACTCCATCATCATCTTGACAAATGGCCTCATTCACAATATCATCAATGGCAGATTCAATTTCTGGTTGCATTGCCATTTCCCTATATCGAGAAATTAATTCAACTTCATTTTTGGCTGTACCATCCAAATCAACGTAAGTGCCATAATATGCTGCCGATGTAATGGTGAGAGCACCATCATCGTTCTGTGGTGGAGTAAACGATTGCTGAACCGCATTATCAAGATCAGTCTTGTTGCGAGCAATCGAAAAACCAAAAAGCGAAAATTTATTACTTGCCATGTTTGCCTTTATATCAAGATAATGGAGGACCTTCCGATCCTCCATTTTGTTATTACATCATTAAGTAGTAGTATTGGATTCCCAGTACTGATATGCAAATGTCACTGAATATTCTTCAATTGTATCATTCGAGCTCCAATCAAGATCGATCGGAGCAACATCAATCGGGAACATACCAACGAAAGAATATGTCTTTATGCCATCACCTGATTTTCCATACTGTGTAACGTCGGCGTCTGAAGTGTAACTTGTAGGATTTAATGCCGCAGAACTGCGAACATTACCCGCATGACTGTTGACGTTGTTCATCCAAACTTCAAGTGCATTGCGAATGGAAAAATCTTCATCGTTGATGATTTGAAGTGTCCAATCTGCAAAAGTTCTGTTTCCTGCAAACTTCAGTTCACGTCCAAAATAGTAAACAGGAACAGTGCCGATAGAAGAGCCTGGAAGTTGTGCTGCTCTAGCCATGAAAGATATCTTTCTACTTGGAGCGGACACAGTATTCAGAATCGTTGGAAATGTTAGATTTACTTGAAATAGATTGGGACGGGCTCCGTCACCAACCATATTCGATCTAAATGCAGCTACGTTAAATGCCATCTTTATTCTCCTATTATTTCTTTATTTATTAAGCAGCACCAACGATAGTCTTGAAATCAACACCAGTACCAACCGCAACAAAATTCAACTGAATATAGTTGATTGAACGTGCTGGTTTGATGTAGATATCACCAACAAACTGATTACTATCAATGACTTGTCCAGTATTATTTGTTCCATCACAAACTACCTTAAAGTCTGTAATGCCACGGCGGCCCTGAACATCTCTCAAGAATGGAGTTACTAATGCAACAAATTGTGCTCTTGTGAACTCGTCATTCAATTCAAACAGAGAATATTGTGAAGCTTTCGCAATTGCCTTTTCAAGTACAATGAACAGTCTGCGAACATTAATTCTATCGAATGCTGACGGTTTGGATTGCAGCGTTTTGTCACCGAACAGTACAATTCCCTGACCAGTGAAAGAAACAACAGGATTAACACCCAAAGCATATAAACCGTCTCTAAATGTTTTAGATGGATTCCAAGATAACTTGATTGCGTTCTTGATTCCGCCACGATTAAATCCTGCGGGTGAATACCATGGATCTTGTGCTGTGTCTGTTGATGCACAAAGACCAGCAATATCTGAATTTAAAGGAACCCAGCGATATACGTTGTTATAAACATCGAATTGATATTTCCATCCGGAATCCGCAACAACATAAGATGATGATCTTGCAAGAGATCCTAACCAAGATTGTATTCCTGCATATTCAATACCCAAATTATTGACAACCGTTTCATATGGCGGAGAAATGAATGCTACGCAATCTTTTCTCACATTTACAATATTGTCAATAACATGTTGTTGTGTTGGTGTGCTAACTGGACCAGTAATCAACAAAGAAATGTCATAAGTTTCTTTGTTTTCAAAAATCGACCAACCATCATTGATGTCTGAATTTGATGGTAACGAATCTGAACCTCCAGTCAAATTGAATTTAATCAACTTTGGTGAAATTGGATCAAAAATGGTTCCCGAAGCAGATTGTCCCCAAGTAGTACTTGTATTGGAATAGTCAACAGAATCAACAGCGTAGATATATCTAGAACTATTGAAAATGACTTGTTTGTAGTAGTTTGAAGAACCGCTGTTCAAATTTACTGCATCTACAGCTTTCGATACGAACGGAAAGGTTTCTAGAACAGTATTCTTTATTCCAGTAAAGAGTCCACCAGCATCTGTAACGACGATATGAATTTCATCATTTGCACCACCTAGATTTGCAACGTAATCTGAAGTGCCTGGCGCGGAAGTGAAAATGTCTGATCGTGCAGTATTACCTGTATCGATAACCGTAACAGAAAGTGAATTTCCTAATGCACCAGGATAACGAGATATGAATGCGCCATATGTATTCATATTGTTTGTGGACAAAAGAGTATCTCCGAATACACTACTGTTCTTAATTTGTACAGCGCCTGTGGTGTTTGAAGATGCATTCAGAGACGATGTGCCGACAGCACGAATAACACTCAGATTATTTCCGTATGCAAGGAAGTTTGCAGCTGAAAAGAAAGATGTTGCGGTATTGGAATCTGGTGTTCCAAAAGTTTTAGATAAAGTAATCTCACTGTCAACCAGAATGACTTGATTTGCTGGACCCCACTTGAATGCTCCAACGTATGCTCCAGCAGTAGTTAAAACCGAAGGTACGACCGTAGTTAGGTCGATTTCGGATACATTAATGCCGGGAGAAATTTGATATCCCATTTTAATCTCCTTAAATTATTATAGGTTTTTTGGTAAATTGTATACCATAGCGATATTTATTAATAGGTGAATTTACATTCTAAGCAAACGATTTCCGTCAAACTGCCAATGTGAATATTTATTTTCATCATTCAATGAAGAAACATGCCAAACATCTCCATCCATCACTTCATATTGACCATCTTCTAATCCATTATCTATAATAGGAGCAGGCATCATATCTTCATCATGTTGATTCATACTCTCTAACTGAATTTGCTTTCTTAGATCGTGGGTTACTATTTCTCTGAAATATTTCTGAGTTGTTGCCCATGCAAAAATTACCATAGACATAACTAAGTCATCATTTGCACCTTCTTCCGCAGAAAACGAGTTCTTATTTGCAACGAACGTTGTCAACTCGGAATAAGTATCAAAATCATTTACTATGAGTTTGTCACCCTCAATCAATGTCTTCAAATTGGAACATCCAATTCTCTTTACTTGAGGAGACATTTTTAAACCCAACTGAACACCTCTAGCAAATCCTGCTGATAACTGTTGGGGTTTCTTGTTGCCGGTAAACACTTTCATTAGATTTTCATATTCTAATTCATGATGCAGTTGATCAGCAACCTGTGGATTATTATTTATTTCAACAATAATGTATGCATCATTATATAGTCTTGCCGCATTGTATATAATGGTGGGAAACAACATTAATGGTATCGTGGGACTTTTGTATGTTGCGACTTGTCGATATGGTGTTTCAGAGATATCGAATACATTGAATGCGGAAGAATCCAAATTTCTGCCTTCCGATGGATCCACAGTGATGCAATATAGATGACTTTTTTTAATATCGTCTCCATTTTCTGTCACAGGATATTCATAAATTTTGAGATCGTCGTGTTCAGATATGTGATCTCGATAATGCATCATTTGTAGTTTATGACCAGATATCAGAGTATTGGAACTACCCAAGAAATGGGTATTGTGTGAGACAACACCATTGGAATAATAACTTGAGTGATTTTCTACACCAACCGGATCAAATACTTCAAATTCACCGACAACATAAGATAGATTGGTTACCTTTTTTCCGGATACATCCTCGTGTATATCCAAATCTCTTGCAAAAACATAACCAGTTTTTGTCAATACCGCATGGTTGGCTGAACATTCCAGTAATGTGCCATCATCAAAATTGATAGTATATAATCTATCTACTATTTTTTTCTGCACACCATAAAAGTTTTCATAACCAGTTGGTGTTTTTATTTGGAATCTATTATTCTTCTTGAACATGTTTTTTCATTAGTGCAATAACTGCTTGTACTGTCACATTGTATTCCTTTGATATTTTTTCACAGAACGCTCTTTTGTATGTGAATAATTTACCATTTCTTTGGACTTTATTAATTCTATCATCATCAATATCAATTCTATTGTTGTATTGATTTAGTATTGTTTGAGTGATATTGTCGTTTAATGGTCCAACATTTCTATTGCTGGAACCCATACTCCGTCTTGCATCTTCAGATAAATTCAATTTGTATCCAGATTTTCCTTTATTCCAAGGTATTGTTCCTTTTTTCACACCACCAACTCCTGGTCTTTTTATACCAGTTTGTATTTGTGATAAATGCTCGGGTGGCAATTCCATTCTTTTTGCGATCATAACACAAGCACCATAATCACCTTGTTCATAATGAATATCATAGTGTTCTTTTATTGATACACACAAAAGATTTTCAATATGGTTATTATTTCTGTCACCATCTTTGTGATGAATTTCATAAGAACGACCATCTTCATCCATCGGAATGGGGCCGTAATAATGTTCCCATATTTTTCTATATGATTTTGACATGGTTGTTTTCTGGATATTTTTATTATTTATAAACCAAAAAACAATGTCTCAAATAAAATCATATAAGTCTCTCATTCTTATTTTAAATATTTCATTTGTAACAACATCTTTTATTTCAACAAGTGTGTTACCATCAACACATTCGAATTCCTGGGCAAACTGCCTTTCGGAAGTATTGCGAATTGTTTCTTCTTTCCAGTCTTCATCTCTACCTGGAACATGTGACCAGTGAATTTCGAATGGAACATAATTGCTTCTTTTCTCTACAGCATCTTGCCATAGTTTATAGAATAGATTCATACCGTTTGGTGTTGAAACGATAATGATCTTTGTTTTCTTACCGGATGAGATAACGGGATAAACAGCAGTAAAGAATTCGTTTGCAATGTTGTTTGGTACGAATGCAAATTCGTCCAAGAATACTAGATTGAATGAACCACCACGAATTGCGGAAGATGATGTGGATGATGCAATAATCTTTGATTTGTTCTCAAGTACAACCGTGCCTTTGTTCCACGTATCAACACCTTGTTGTAACCAGTCTGGTAAATTTTCATATGCCAATTGATACTTACCTAAGATATCTCTTGCATTTTGTCCTTTGTTGGCCAAAATGGCAATATTCTGTTCATTATGAAAAAGTGACATCCACAACATATATGCTACAGTTGTTGTGGTTTTACCAACCTGTCTTGGGCACTTGGTGATAACAAAACGATTATCTTTGAACATGGATAACATGCTCTTTTGGAAATCCCACATATCAAATTTGATCAGACCTTCATCAACATTGATGATGTGAATATAATTCGTTGCAAAATATACAGGATCAGCTGCACATTTTTTATATTCTTCTATCTGTTGTTTGGAGTAATTTGTATTTACTCCAGTTCGTTTCAGTAGTGGATTGTCTCTATATGAATCTTGTGGACGCAATTCTGCCATTACGAATCATCCTTTAACAATTTATTCAAGTCAGCCGCAGTGCCCACAAATATGGCTTTGTCGATTTTAGTATCGCCTGCTTTCTGTTTATTATTGTCCATATCCCGCATTTGTTTCTGTATGGTTAGAAGTTCTTTATTAGCATCTACCATATTTTTTAACAGTCCAGCGTATACTTCAAATGCTCGAGGATGTTGTCCTTCTCTGGCGATTTGGAGAAGTTCTTCCATTGCATCTCTGCCATTGTCAATTAAATCTTGGAGATTAGTTCGCGATTGTTCGTACGCATCAACCAGATCTCCTTTTAGATCTGGTTCAAGGTCATTCGATCTGGGCGCAGGAGTTAATGTGACTTGTTTATCTTTATCAATGTTGGGATTACCTTGGAAAGGTGTCACATCAAAAATTTCTTCTATACTTTTTTCAAATTTTGACATAATAATCCATTTTATTAATAACTAGGATACCATTTACCAGTTGCATTGTCCCATGTCATGATCATTGCTTTACTGACAACTGCGGTGGATGCCAATGCAATATTACCCGCCGTGTTTGTTGTCCACGTGGCAGTTGGTATGAGTGTTATTTGTCCACCACCAACAGCAATACGAACTGGTGGAGTGATATTTGCAATTGGTGCAGCAGTACCGGAAATGAAAGTAATCATTCTGGTTGGTGCAATGTTACCCGTAGCTGCAATGGTTGGTGCAGCAGCATTGGTTGCAATAACACCAGTAACAGTGATATCGCCAGAAAAATAGTTGTTTGCTGATGTATTGGATGAATAGAAAGATCCTGTTGTCAATGTTCCAGTGGCAGCATTAAAACTTAGTGATGAGTTGGCATATGTTGCATTATTACCTGAAACACCAAGAGACATACCTGGATAATATGTTCCGGTCACTGCATTGTTTACAATACCATAAGATGTTACATTTGCAACTGGTGATGCACCATCAATAGATGTGATACCGGTTAACACTAAACCCGCAGATGCACGATTCAATGTGATTGCAGTTGTACCAATATATAGAGTTGAATTGCCCAGTATTGGACTTGGTATAGTACCAAAAGACAAATAAGAGGCATTCGATGCATTAGTGTTCGCTTGATTTACAGCACCAAATAGATAAACTGTATTGGCTTCGACTGTACCAAGTCGCGTATTCTGAGTTGTGTTTACATTAGAAACATATGAGATTTGACCATCAGTATAAGATTTCAGTTGGGTATTGGCTGAAGTAATAGCGCCATCAGTATATGATTTTAACTGCGTATTAGCTGATGTTACAATACCATCAGTATAAGATTTCAGTTGGGTATTGGCTGAAGTAATAACACCATCAGTGTATGCTTTTAACTGTGTATTTGCTAATCCGATAGCACCATTAGTGTACGTCTTCAGCTGAGTATTGGCTAAAGCAATAGCACCATCTGTATATGATTTTAACTGCGTATTAGCTGATGTTACAATACCATCAGTATAAGATTTCAGTTGGGTATTGGCTGAAGTAATAGCGCCATCAGTATATGATTTTAACTGGGAATTAGATGAAATGACATAATTAAATATATCAATTGTACCACCAACAATAACATTTGATGCATAAACATTGCCCGCAACACCAATACCACCAGAAACTACTAATGCGCCGGTTGATATTGAAGTTGATGGTGCCGTACTCTGTACAAGTAGTTCTGTTGATGAAGGAAATATAACATTACCTGTACCGTCAGGATCAATAGTTATGTCTTGATTTGAACCGAGAACAGTCGTTATAACATTGGAATACAAATTAGAACCCGCAACAACATTTCCGTATGCAGTTAGATTCAGTGTCAGGATTTCATTGTTTGTGTTGTATGTTGTCCTGAAAGCATTATAAATTGTACCCAATGGAAGTGCATAAGAAGTATTTGTTCCCGTCTCATCACTCGCCAACAACACAATTTTAGGATTGTTTGCGGACACGGAATCCAATACTGGCAACTGTGAAAGTGTTATTCCTGACATTTTTATTCCTAAATAATTGAATACATTGTATTTATTTTACTGAAATTCTGTTATAATTGTGTTTGCTGTCCAGTTATCTGAGACGTTGGCAGTATATGGTTTAACACGAACATCGATCTGTGTCATTTTTCCAGGAGACGGTGATGATGAAGTGTATAAGTAACTGGCATGTGAAGTGGAACCAATCAATGGTTCTGTTGAGATAAAATCTCCATGTATACCAGTCAATTCCAACACATTATTAGCTTTATCGTGCCTGACAACTGTTGCTGATGCTGTGGGATATTTTGAATCGTATCCTTGATACACAAACTCATTTTTCAAATATGTTCCGTTTCCAGTATTTGATAGATAAAACTTAAACGCATCTGTCGAAGAAATTTCATTATAGATTGATGTGATTGAATGTTTTATGAGTTTACCTGAAGCATCAGTTACTTTACCAAATATGAAACCTTTCACAGTAAAATGGAATGTGAAAATGATTCTTCTTGGTCCGGATTCTCTGTCACCCTCAAAGTCAATACTTCTATCAACAGAATCCAAAAGAATTGGAATCTCTCTAATTACTCCTAATGCCGGTATTAGATTTACCTTAATGGTGTAATCTGGTGTGAAGTATGCCAGTATGTGTTCAACGACCTGATGTGCATCTTCAAATGTTCTAGAATATAAATTCAATTCAAAATCAAAATCATAAGGAACAGGATTATATTGTGAGAATGTGCCCTGCGGCGTTTGTGAAAAATTTTTGACATTTGTTATTTGTTTTCTGGAGGCATCATATTTCAATCCTACCATTTCATACGATAATGAAGGAATAATTACCTGTACTCTAGAATCTAGATCCGGATCATCTTGTAATCTGTGTACATATTGTTCTTTTGGTGCATAAATTAATGAAAGGACAAATCTTTCAAATTCTTGTGTGTCACCATCTTTATATCTGACCAGGGGTAATTGGCTAAAGATATTGCCAAATGCAAGAATTATTTTTCTAATAACATCGTTGTGTATAATATTCATTATAACGAACCGAATGGATTGGATTCTGAGGTATCAGTTACATCACTTCCTTGTGTGTTGATGAAACGATTATCATAAGTATCATTCTTAACCACAACATTCAATGGGTCATAAGATACTAAGTTGTATTGAGCACCTGACGTTTGACCATAAATCGGTTGTGTATCAATAAAGTCACCCTTCATATATGTAACTGCCAGTATTTTTGTTGGTGCATTCCAACTTTGAACCGAGGCATATGATGTGCAATTTGCATAAGTTCCATCTGGAGATTGATATACAATTTCTCTCAGTTCATAATTTCCAGAACCAGTGTCCATATGGAACTGAATTGTATATGCAACATCTTGTACAACAGAATCGATTTCGTCGATACCAGTATCGATAATTTCTTGAGAGAAACGATACTGTTCTAGTTTCAGCTCATAGAAATAAGGAACCTTTCTACCCAACATAAAGAAGTCTTTGGTGTGGTCGGTAAATGTAATTTCCATTAAGTTACCAACACCGTTGATGACAGGAATATACACCAAATCACCTTCTCTGGGTCTTACAATATTGGTTGGTATTCGTTGTGTGAAACTTCTTTTTGAAATTATAACTGAAGCTTCGTTGCGAATTTCCAAACCAAATTTTGTGAAGAAGTCCCTATCACCATCATATTGCATCGCAGTAGAAAGATACATCTCTATTGGATATGCAGATTTGAATTTCTTTAAAGGATCTTCACCAAACAATATATCCCTATCTTCAGGATTAAAAATAGGAATATAATAGGCAGCAAAACCCATTATTTTTATTGATTCGACAATTAAATCCTCTATGAGTCTTTGCTCATTTTTGGCATTATAATTGTTGAAATAGTGGTTTGTTAATCCGGATGACATATTAATTCATATAAAATTCTAGCACGCCGCCGAACTCAGATTCCATCTGATCCTCTAATTGCTTTATTTCTTCCAGTGCGTCATCATATATTTCATCAGCATTCATTGTTACTCCACCGGGAAGTTGCAGACCCTTGAACTTTTGCAAATTCGAACCCCACATTCTTTTGATTAATGCTGTGGCATATTGCTTCAACCAACGATCATTCCACATATCAACATATATTTCTGGATTTAATGTCGCATAACATTCTATGACAGCTACTGTTCCTACTGGCGCTTCAGATTGTCCCCAGTTCCAATCAATGAGCAATCTTCTCATGTGTCTGTTGTAACGAATAGGAACCTCACCAGTGAACATAAGTTCAAGAGAACGCAGATGTTGCATTGTCAGAGTATAGTTGATGTATGACGCGGAGGTGAAGTCGTACAGTTCGTTTAATCTAAGTTGATATCTCAGGTCAAACATATTAATCGTTGCTTGTGAATCTTGTATGGGAAATATTCTAGTGACACCAACAATATCCAATGAGTTATTGGAACTGTCTTTTACGACAGATGGATCCAAATTGATATATCGATTATTGATATCTTCTTGTGTCAAATATTTTATATAAAAGACTTTCTGTGTGCCATCATTGTGTCTATCAATAAAAAATTGAATAGCATCATCGATGCGATCTTCCACCTGGTCGTCATCCACATTTATATCAATAACGGGAAAGCCCAAACGGCGGAGACAGTAATCTTTGAATTGGGATCTGGATGTTATTGTAGCCATCTTGTACACTAGGTTGAATATATAATTCTATTTATGTGAGTATTTATGATAGTTGTAACTGGTGCATCCGGATTTATTGGTTCCAATTTAGTTAAGGAACTTGTGAACAGAGGAGAGAAAAACATTATGTGTGTGGACTATGTAATGCGTCCCGAATATTTTAAAGATTTACCTGTGATATTCACACCATCCGAAGAATTCTATAAACATATAGAAAAATATGAAAATATCGAGTCTATATTTCATGAAGGTGCAATATCTTCAACGACAGAAACCGATACAAAGAAATTATTCGAGAGAAATGTTCAGTGTACATGGAATTTAATTTATTATTGTAGAGATAATAATATACCATTACAATATGCATCTTCAGCCTCAGTGTATGGTAATCCATCAATTGAAGAATGGCACAATCCAAATAAATCATTAAATCCATTAAATCATTATGCAAAATCAAAGCAACAGATTGATTATGTTGCTCATTTGGTGATTAATAGTAAAAGACCACCAAAATTACTACAAGGTATGAGATACTTTAATGTTTATGGTACCAATGAAGACCATAAGGGAGACCAGGCTAGTCCCTATTCTAAATTTGCAAAACAACTTAAAGAAATCGGTAAAATAAAACTATTTGAAGGATCAAAAGAATTCTATAGAGATTTTATTTCTGTTGAAGAGTTAATTGACAAAAAGTTAAAACTATGGTATAATCAGCCAAATGGCATTTATGATATTGGTACTTCTAAACCAAAATCATTTTACGAAGTTGCTTTAGAAGTTGGTGGTTCTTCGGATGTTATTGAATGGGTTCCAATGCCAAGTAACCTTGTGGAACATTACCAAAAATATTCTTGTGCTGTAGTTCAGGGTGTATAGTATTCCTTTAGTACTTCATCAATATCCACACAAACTTCTGATAGTGGTTTTTTTGATATTAAAATACACAAATTATATTCAAATTCATTGACATATCCATTTATTTTTAATTCAGATAAAAGTTGTGTTGCATATTCTGGAGTAAATCCGGTTTTATGATGCATAAAATCGTTATTTTTGGAAAGGTGTACACCACCATATAACATGTCCATTGGAGTTATTGGGCCGCCCGGTGATACATATACTGGATGATGTATCAATCCCTCTGAAATTTGTTTTCCTAAACTTTTCAAATTTGGAACGAGTATGATACCAAGTCCGTCTTCTTTTAAAATTCTATTCATATTTTTTAATACACCCATAACTTTCAATGTGTGTATATGTTCAAGTACATGTGATGCCCAAAAAACATCTATAGAGTTTGTGGGTATGATATCTAAATTTGTGATATCTCCGACAATATCTGGTTTTATGGATACATCAGCATCAAAAGAAATTTCTTGGAATTGACTTAGACATTTAAAGTTTAATTTGTTCGGACCACAACCAATATTCAGTAAAGATTTAGCTGGAATAATTATTTTGTTTTCTATGTCTTGTTTGTTCCACAATGAAACCCAATCGGTATAAGGATCTTTTTCAAATTCAGATTGCATATGCAAGCTTAAACTATTAAATGGTGTTAATCCTAGTTGTTGTCTATCCACTAAAATTTTATTCAAAGATATGTTTTCTAAGTCTCCTGTTTCTCCTCCGGTGGGATCCAAACTCAAAAAATATTCAAATATATCCCAATTACGAACAAACTGTTCATGACTTGTTAAGAAAGAACATGAAATGTCATAACACTGTATCCAGTATTGTTTATCTCCAGGAACAATCATTCTTGGTGTTGATTTGTACCGATAACTTTTACTTTTCCAATAAAGCGGATAGTTGAACGGAGAAACTATTGGCATTGTTTCAATATCATTGAATACTTGCATGAAAATGTCTATCATTTGGTATATGGCATCTTCTTTAAATAGATAATCATCCTGTACTTGGTATATTAGGTCCTTTCCATTCATCTTCAACCAATCATAACATTTTCCTATAGAATGCATAATTCCAGATTCGGATAAGGATTCAAACCCAATGATAATATTTTCCGATGAATAATCTTTTACTAAATTCCCAACAAATGAAACCAAATCGTCTGATGAGTGATCATTGAATATTTTTATTGTGTGTAGAACTTCTGGTTTTTCTTTTGAAACATATTTAACCGAATCCATAAATGATTTAATACATTTTTTGGATATTACAGTTCTATCATTGGAACAGTATCTTTCAGAATGTTCTCTAGAATTTGAAAACGCATCACACATCTGAATCGCATAATGTACATTAATCATAACATTTCTCTCAGTAATTGGTTAACTCTAATTAGGGGTTGCTTCCAGCATCTTGGTGTAGTCTGATCCAATACTGTGAAGTTGTCTCCATACCAAGGAGTTGTTTCATTCGTTCTGGTTGATATCCAAGTATAATACTTTGCAATCGGTACGCACACAATGGTTTTCTTTCCTATTGCTCCGGATGCATGTGGTAAACTGGTGCAAGAAGACAATATAACATCCATTTGGTCAATATAATCTAGTGTGTCTTCCCATGTATTCAATTTATCTTTTAGTGATATGGTTCCGGAATGTTCCTTTTCTTTATCAAAGAAGTAGATACTGAAATCTTTAGGAATTGCAGCTATCATTTCTTCTATAGGAATACTTCTATAAATGTCCTGTTCAAAATATGGATTACCACTACATTTGATTCCTATTCTTAACTTGTTTTTGTCTTTTAGATTGTTCTTTGGATTTCTCAATGGTTTTAAATATGGTCCATTCCACAAATCTTTTTCTTTTAGACCAAGATATCCTGGAATACTCATCATATGTGTCCATAGATAATCTTTTTTAAAGAAATATGGAGTAGTTACAACAGTATGTCCGTGTCTCTTGAATAAATCAACAGTATCAGGACGATACATACTCCAAGACGAATATAGAATTGGATTCATACCCCATTCTTTAAATTTGTCCATGAATCTTATATTGATAAGTTCGTCACCAATACCACCTTCACCATTAATAACAATAGTTCTTCCTGGCTGCGGAGATCCATCCCAGAATTTTAGTTTTAACTGATCTTCAAACAAATGGTTCTTTGGTTTGAAAGAACTGATAAACCCATTGATTCCTTTGGTTGTATGACCTTCTCTCAATAACTTTCCAGATAAAGCAAACTCAATATTTTCAGCAATTTTTGGATCTGATGTTGAAACATTTTGAATAATCTCTTCTGCTTCTGTTCTTTTGCCCATTAAGGCCAGATTGAATGCTTTATTCAACATCGTATCCGAATCATTGGGTTTGACTTTAAGGTTTTGTTCAATATAGAACAATGCCTTTTCTGGATAGTTCAGAGTATTGTAACAAGTGTACAGATTTTCTCTTGCATTAAACAACTGTTCAGATGTTGTTGCTCTAGTATAAGTGTGGATAGCACATCTAAGTCTGAGAGCATGATGTTGTGACTTTAATGCAATTTCACCTAGAACATCAAAATCTGCGGTACAATCTGCCTTTGAAGCAAATAGATCAAGAACTTCGTGAGCTAATTTTTGTTTTTCGTTTGATGTGAGGTTGGTGATGACATATTTTAAACTTTTTCCATCAATCATCTTTGATCACTATTAGTTTAATATTCACTTCTTCAATGATGTTATTGTGTTCATGCATATACTGTTCAACTTCTTGTACAGGTTTGCCTTCAAATACCTTTATATACTCTTTACTTGGAATATTGATAACATCTAGAACTTCAAAGTTTACATTATAGTAATATGCGAGTCTAGAAGCAGCAGCACCTTGTTCCTTTGCAGTATCATTATATTTTTTACTGAATAACCAAAGTCCACCGGGAGTGATTGCTCTGCGGTGTGTTGGATCGTTGATAAAATGATCATGTCTATGGTGTGGAACTCTGATATCAATCATTGCACCATGTTTACACACTCTGTATAGTTCTTGGAGGCAATGGAAATAACCTTCACCCATATGTTCCAGAACATGATGAGCAATAACTTCTTCTATGGAATTATCTTCAAATGGAAATGGATCTTTTTCTAGGTCAAAAACATAATCTGGATTTGAATGTTCATCATAATCACAATTCAAAAAACCATTGTACCGAGTATCACCGGCACCAATATTCAATTTCATAATAACCTCAAATAAATTTATTTTCTATATTAGGATGATGTCCTAATCTACAGTCAAATTGTCTACACGCCAAAGGTCTATACTCATATATAGTACACAGTTTATTCTCATCCAGATAGATACAACCTCTATCTGTTCTGGGAATTGCAATGGCTGGTTTTCTCTCATCGCCAACATTAAGAAAAGTGTAGATGTATTTACCCGAAAGAAATTCCTGTTCTGTTAAAAAAGGAGAAAGTTTCTCACAACATTCGGTACACTTTACTGAATGACAATCTGGATTTGTTTCCGGAATATCTCTTTCTACTGTGACAGCTTTAAGTTGAAATGTTTTATATTTCATTATTAAATTTTTCCCAATCAATACCTGGAGACATTAGATTATCTACATGAGTTGTTAATCCAGGCATTGGACTCCATAATGGAAATCCTTGTCTGTGTAGCTCAATAAAAAGACCTATATCCCACATTCCAAAATTTAAAATTTCATTTGATATTTTTTTATAGATATCATTTCTTGTTAACCAAGAATGTGTGGTAGATTCAGTTGTTCTCCAATGTAAATTGGTTTGACTATCAAATACTATTTTCAAAGGATATTCCACATCCGGTGGGTTAACCGGAATATATCTATAAAGATGGTCATATCCGGTAACCAAACCAAATGTCTTTACCGCTTTTGATAATTTTAAGACAGAATCTACTTGGTGTAAATAATCATCTTCAATAAAATAGATATCACTTTCTGTGTATGAACATAGATGGTTTGCGATTTCAACAGATTTAAATAAACTTTGAGTTTGATTTGTGAGATTAATTTTAATGATTTCTGATTTTACTTTACAGTTGTTGATGTAATCAAATAATGGTCCTTCTGGCCCATCATGTAAAAATATTAATTTATCAACATTATTTCCAGCATGTATTACCGAAGTTAAGAAAGATTTTAAACAGTTTAGTTTATTGAACCAACCAGGTCTACAATCTTTAAAATTACCATCAGTTTCGTTTTCACATACTCTATAAATTATATTAATCATCGCCAAACTTCAAGGTTTGAAAACTCATTCCAAAGGTCGGGAGGAAGAATTGGATCTCTTTCAATATATTCTATTTTTCTTCTGATTGCATGTAGACCATTAATTCCTGCATCCATATCATATTCATCATATGTACATTCTACATTATCAAAGTCATGTTGGTAATATGGTTCATCAATAAAATTATATAGTGCCTTCATTGTTTGTTCGGGATACTTTGCGAGTTGTTCGTATTCCAAAAGCATAATCATGTGTTTCTGTGGGCCAGTGATTGCTTCTTTGAGTGCATCATAAGCAAATCTTACCGTGTGTCCTGGTGACATGGAGGCGTATGCTCTGGTGTAAACAGACTGTGCTTCATCATCAGAATACATTCTGGATAGTTGAAATGGATTCTTTCTGAATAGAACTTCAAATGAATCTAGAACCCACCGAATATCTCTGACACAACAAATAATCTTGGAATCAGGATGTGTTTTTTCTAGAATAGGAAGAAGTGCGGTCCAACCACGATTGGTGTTGAAACAAACTTCTTGTGGAATATCCGAATGATATGTTGAGATTAGATTTTGGATTAGTTCAAATCTTTTATTTTCTGGACACTGAAGATGATATCCAGGACCAGCATGAGATTCAGTAATGATTGATCTTACAAATCTAGCAAGAGGATTTGAAATATTAGAATAGAAGTTTGGGTTTTGATTCAATATTGAAGTCAAAAGGGTTGATCCGGATCTCGGAAGTCCGGATACAAAGTGATAGGATTTCATAATTCACCATAGTAAAAGAAAATATTTAGTATGTTCCTATGGTGAGGTCTGTGATTGCTGCTGTATGAATATATCCACATGCTACCTGTTTCCAATTGGTACCACCAGCTACTGTTGTTACTGGACTGGATTTATTAACAGTGGTATTATCTCCTAATTGACCAGAAATATTATATCCACATGACCATAAAGTACCATCTGTTTTAATAGCTGCTGTATGAGCATATCCACCTGCTACCTGTTTCCAATTGGTACCACCAGCAACAGTTGTTACTGGACTGGATTTACTAACAGTGGTATTATCTCCTAATCCACCATAAAAATTATATCCCCATGTCCATAAGGTACCATCTGTTTTAATGGCTGCTGTATGATAAATAACACCCCCTACCTGTTTCCAATTGGTACCACCAGCTACTGTTGTTACTGGACTAGATTTATCAACAGTGGTATTATCTCCTAATTGACCATAACCATTATAACCCCATGTCCATAAAGTACCATCTGTTTTAATAGCTGCTGTATGATAAGTACCACCTGATACTTGTTTCCAATTGGTACCACCAGCTACCGTTGTTACTGGACTAGATTTATTAACAGTGGTATTATCTCCCAATTGACCTAAACCAGTATATCCCCATGACCATAGAGTACCATCTGTTTTAATTGCTACTGTATGTCTATAACCACCTGCTACCTGTTTCCAATTGGTACCTCCAGCTACTGTTGTTACTGGACTAGATTTATTAACAGAGGTATTATCTCCTAATTGACCATATTTATTATATCCCCATGTCCATAAAGTACCATCAGTCTTAATAACTGCTGTATGGTACTGACCACATGCCACTTGTTTCCAATTGGTACCACCAGTTATAGTGGTTACTGGAGAGGATTTAGTGACAGTGGTATTATCTCCTAATTGACCAAAATTATTATATCCCCATGTCCATAAAGTACCATCTGTTTTAATAGCTGCTGTACGATAATATCCACCTGATACTTGTTTCCAATTGGTACCACCAGCTACTGTAGTTATTGGACTGGATTTATCAACAGTGGTATTATCTCCTAATTGACCCCTAGTACTATTATATCCCCATGTCCACAATGACCCATCACTAAAATACTCTCTTCTAATGAGAATATCATCAATGTCAACTTGATAGTTACCGATAGACTGATTTACTTTAAAGTTTGTGGTCATTTTCCTCTAACCTAAAAATTTGAATTAATCCAGAATCAAACATTTAATAAAATCTTCCTTACTAACGCCAGCAATGTATAAATCTTTTAGTTCACCATTCATACAAACAAATGTTTTCTCTAATGTGCCTTCATGTTTCCAATTAGATTTTAATATTAAACTTAAAATCTTTTTATTGGAAAATTTACCATATAATTTGATGGCAGGAGTATTCTCAAAGATATATTGTGTTATACTTTTAAATGCAATCACAGAACTTTTTTTATTTTCCGAGAATATATGAACTTCTCCTACCCAATTATTAATAGGTTTTGTTACCATAATGAAATTTTCATATTGTAATGCAAAACTACTTCCCGAATCTAATTCATTACATACTTGTTGAAATATTTGTTCTTTATTGTATTGTGGACTTTGTGCAGTCCATTCATCAACATTTCTTTTAATTATATCTCTATTTACATTTCTCATTATCATAATATTGTTTAGATTTATCCTTCTGTTACTCGCGTAGATTCCTCTAGCCTAAAAATTTGAATTAATCCAGAATCAAAAGAATGAAATAACCAAGGTCTAAAAAATACTCCTTGTCCTGGTTTCAGTACATAATTACACATTAAATCCCATTCAAAAAGATTTTGATAATTGAATTGATATTCTTCTAATGCAGTAGTAACACCTGATTGATGTTCAAATATATTAAATGTGGACTGCTGGATAGCAACTACAAACAACCATTCATTTAATGTATCAAAACCCTCAAAGTGTATGAAATTGGATCTGTTTGGTAATCTGAATACCCCAGATTGTTCATCTTTGACTGTTACAGGAAGTTTTAATACTTTGGAGAATAACTCATCAGCATTCTCTGGCACCATATTGAATTGTGGTATTTCTTCACCGAATTCTGTTGGTACATATTGTAAATTGAAAGTTACATTCTCAAGTCTGGTGGCTTCTTCTTGAGTATAGAAACCATCAATTGTCATAGTTTTCAATATTGACATAAATTACCAACCTTCGGATTCGGAGATTGCTGATGTATGATTACCACATGCTACCTGTTTCCAATTGGTACCACCACCAGCAGTGGTTACTGGACTGGATTTATTAACAGTAGTATTGTCTCCTAATTGACCCCTAGTATTATATCCACAAGACCATAAAGTTCCATCAGTTTTGATAGCTGCTGTATGAACATATGCACCTGCTACCTGTTTCCAATTAGTACCACCTGTTACTGTGGTTACTGGACTGGATTTATGAACAGTGGTATTATCTCCTAATTGACCATAAGTATTATATCCCCATGTCCATAAGGTACCATCAGTCTTAATAGCTGATGTATGTAAACCACATGCTACCTGTTTCCAATTGGTACCACCAGCTACTGTTGTTACTGGACTGGATTTATTAACAGTAGTATTAACTCCTAATTGGCCATTAGGATTATAACCCCATGTCCATAAAGTACCATCTGTTTTAATTGCTGCTGTGTGACCAAAACCACATGCTACCTGTTTCCAATTGGTACCACCAGCTACTGTTGTTATTGGAGATGATCTATTGATCGTGGTTCCGTCACCAAGTTGGCCAAAAAAATTATATCCACATGACCATAAGGTACCATCTGTTTTAATAGCTGCTGTATATTGATTACCACCTGCTACCTGTTTCCAATTAGTACCACCACCAGCAGTGGTTACTGGACTGGATTTAGTGACTTTGGTACCATCTCCTAATTGACCAATAGTATTATATCCCCATGACCATAAGGTACCATCTGTTTTGATAGCTACTGTATGGAAACCACCACATGCTACCTGTTTCCAATTGGTACCACCAGCAACAGTCGTTACAGGAGAAGATTTATTAGCAGTAGTATTATCTCCTAATTGGGCATAAGTATTCTGTCCCCATGTCCATAAAGTTCCATCAGTTTTAATGGCTGCTGTATGATAAACAACACATGCTACCTGTTTCCAATTGGTACCACCTGCTATAGTGGTTACTGGACTGGATTTATGAACAGTGGTATTATCTCCTAATGCACCATATAGATTATATCCACAAGTCCATAATTGAGGAGTTTGTAACTGGGTCACCAAATCTGGATACCAATCCATAATATATTCTTTTGTCACATAGACATTAGATAAATCAGTTCCGGTTGAATCCTTATAATTGGTATTAGCTGCCATTTTATTCGTCTAGTTTGATTGCGTCTAATTCTTCTAAAGTCACGCAATTATTGATCTCAGTACTCTTGGTTACTTCCCAATCAAATTGACTTTGCACATGAGTAACACCTGCATTAACAACTTCTCCCAATTCTGCCTTTGTTAATGTTAACCATCCTTCTGGGAATTTCCATTGTACTGTATCAGTATCACCCATTAACAAATACTTCTGCACAAAGATATCTCTAGTTCCTCTAGATGTATCAATGGTCACTGTGGTATTCTGTATTACAGTATTGGCACCAGAGACCTCTCTAGTGTATCTAATATCAGCAACTTGTTGAGATAGTGTGGATTTTACCCAATCAATATCTTTTGGTAGAATCTGAAATGTTCCTGTTGCGAAATCATCAGAGTAATCCCAGAATGGACCGTGGAGGTATGAAATCTTTTCATTGTGTCCAGGATAAACCAATTGAGCAGCAA